TTACGACCCGGATAAGTATGGTTATGTTATACTTTGGGATCTGCGCAAAGGAAATTATAGAACAGTTAATATAAACACTGTAACTTTGCTTAAAAGTGCAGGAAAAACCTATACTATAACTGAAACCTTAGGATGGAAGCCTTTAGTATTTAAACATGGGGGTGTTACTCTAGAAGGGGAGGCTGCTTGGAATAAGTGGAAAAGATGGGCAGATTTAAATAGAAAAGATGATTTTTTATACAAAGTCTTAGATTCTATCAAAAGGCAGGGTTATAAAGCTAGTGCAAAACAACAACAAGTACTTGTCAACTGGTTCAATAAGAAAAGATAACTATTTATAACATATGTGCAGCTGCGGATGTAATACCTGCGATACAGCAACCAGAGGACCTCTTTTGAATGAAGCTATTCAGAGGAATGGACTTATCTCAGAAGGTATGATGTATCATACAACTACCAAGACTCCTCTTTACGAAAATATTTACCGTTATGGTTCTAAAAAATATCTTGAACTTTTTAAAGAAGCTAGGTATCTGTATTCTAGAAACCTTATCGATGTAAACGAAACCGATGAAGAAATCCTAGCAGAAACAGACCTCGGCGAGATGGCCCTGTATGAAGGACAGCAAGTACCTTTAGATTTAATCTTAGAAGAGGAAAATCTCGAAGAAGCAGATAAGAAAAAAACTCCTCAATTGAATAAACCTAAAAGAGGCGGCTCTAAAAAGTTTTATGTCTATGTAAGAAATCCTAAAACTAAAAAAATTAAGAAAGTATCTTTCGGAGACACTTCCGGATTATCTGCCAAGATTAATAACCCTAAAGCACGTAAGGCATTTGCCGACCGTCATGATTGTAAAAATAAAAAAGATAAGACTAAGGCCGGATACTGGGCATGCAGACTTCCAAGATATGCTAAACTTTTAGGGCTTAAAGGATCTTATTCAGGCTTCTGGTAATATGGAAAACATTCAACTCCTTATAAGAAAAAAATTAGAAGAACGCAGTCTTAGAGACTGGGTCAAGGAGAAGTGGGTCCGTATTGATTCTGACGGTGATATTGCCGGACCCTGTGGTACATCAAAGAACAAACAAAGACCGGATAGATGCTTACCTCAAGCAAAAGCTCAATCTTTAACTAAATCTGAAAGAGCAGCTACTGCACAGAAAAAGAAAAAAGCTTCTAGACAATTCGTTTCAAATACTAAAAAAGCAAGAGTAACTGAGATCTTACAAATACTAGAATCAGATTATTCCCCAACAAATAAGGAATTATGGTCTAGAGCAAAATCAGCTGCTAGAGCAAAATTTGATAAGTACCCATCAGCCTATGCCAACCTATGGGCTTCTAAATGGTATAAGAAAAAAGGTGGAGGTTGGAGAAAAAAGAAAAAGAAAAAATGATTAACCTAGTAGATATATTAAGTGAAGCAGAGGTAGCTAAATGCCCTGCACCTACTCAGAACATAGAATTAAACCTTGAGAATAGACAAAAGGCAATCAATGAGTATGGATACGGTCCATTAAACCCTAATGAACCTAATGAGAAGTTCTGGCAAGCTAAAGTTGAAATGTGGAAGCTTGATTCTGCAGAAGAAGCTAAAAAATCACTTTGTGGAAACTGTGCTGCCTTTGATATTACTAAAAAGACTTTAGATTGTATTGCTAAGGGTATTGGTGATGATGAAGGTTCTGAAGATCCGTTTGATGTTATTGAGGCCGGTAAACTAGGGTATTGTAGGTTCTTGAAGTTTAAATGTGCTGCTGCTAGAACTTGTGATGCTTGGGTTGTTGGTGGGCCAATAACAGACAAAAAAAATGATAAAAAATCTTAAAAAATGGTTTGACCATTTAATTATACCCCGAGAAGAACTTAGTAATATGCCTATCTGTCCGTTTGCAAAAACGGCTATTAGTACCGGGCAATATACCGTAGAAGAAACTACTTTAGATACAATACCCTTTCAAGCAAGTACTGCGAACGTACAAGTCTATAAAGTCTGTATTTTTTATCTAGCTAATTATGAGGAGTATGAAATAGAAGCACTGGAAGTTAAAACTAAAATGCTTAACCGTACTTTATTACAAACCGGTAAGGTCGTTTTAGATAACGATCCTAGAAACCCGTTTGTAATAAACGGAGTAACAACCACTTTCCCGGATTGTTATTTATGGATAGTTCAAGACCTAGTAGACTTGACTTCTAAGTCAAACAGTCTTAAATTTACAGATTATTATAAACACTGGACTCAAAAGCAAATAGATGAAGTTGTGACATGGAGAAACCTTACAGAGATATAGAAGTAGGAGAAAACTACGTTATAAGAGAGTTCAATCAGAATATCGATCCGATTGAACTTTTATGGCACCGCGACAATGAAGACCGTATGATTGAAGTATTAGAATGCGGTGAAGGTTGGGGATTTCAATTTGATGACGGACTTCCTTTTGATTTAGAGCCAAGTACATCTATATTTATACTAAGACACGATTGGCATAGAGTTATAAAAGGAACAGATAGGTTATTAATAAAGATCAGTAAATAATGAAAGACTTACTATACATTGTAATAGGGATAGTTGCAGGCGCTTGGATATACTCAAAATACTTTAGTAAAAAGCCACAATCTCTACCAGACACTTCTGTTTATGAAAACAGGATAGATTCTTTACAGAAAGCTATTATAGCTGATAAAGCTAAACTTACAACTTATGATTCTATAGCAACAGCTCAAGAAACTAAGATTGCAAAATTGAATAAGAAATTACAAGATATAGCTGATGAAGCTGCTCAACAACAAAAACAACATGAAGAAGATATTCAGCGTATTGGCGCTATGTCTAATAATGACATCGCCTCTACATTCGCAGAAAGTTTTAAATGATACCTGCTGTGTACCTTGCCAGGCATTGCGCAAAGCTCTGATAATGAAATCAGAGAAAGAGTTATTAGAGAAGAAACTTAAAAATACTAGAGATACTATCAGTGTTTACTCTGAAGCTTTACTTGCTAAAGATACTATAATAACAGCACGAGATAGTTCTATTGCTGTCTATATCCGTAATGAAGGGCGTCATAATGAAATTATAAACAATAAGGACTCTATTATTACAACATACGGGCAAGAAATACAGAATCAAAAGAACCAAAAAATAGGTGTTATTATAGCTCTAGTAATAACTATTCTAACTTGGACATTAACTAGTTTATGAGTTCACCAGACTTAAAACAAATTATTCGACAGGAATATGTAAAGTGTGCTGTAGATCCGGTGCATTTTATGAAAAAATACTGCTATATCCAGCACCCACAACGTGGTAGAATCTTCTTCCAACTGTACCCATTTCAAGAAAAAGTATTAACTCACTTTCAAAATAACCCATACTCAATCGTTTTAAAATCAAGACAGTTAGGATTATCGACTCTTGCTGCTGGATATTCACTATGGTTGATGCTTTTTCATAAAGATAAGAACGTACTAACCCTAGCAACTACTCAAGCTACTGCCCGGAACCTAGTAACAAAGGTTCAATTTATGTATGATAACCTCCCAACATGGTTAAAGATAGATGCAGTAGAGAAAAACAAATTAAGCTTAAGGTTATCTAACGGATCTAAAATTACAGCTAAATCTTCAAACTCGGATTCTGCCCGTTCAGAAGCAGTATCGTTACTACTAGTAGACGAGGCAGCCTTTATTGAAAACATTGCAGAGACATGGGCATCAGCACAACAGACACTTGCAACAGGGGGAGGAGCAATTATACTTTCAACACCGTATGGTACCGGTAACTGGTTTCACCAGACATGGGTTAAAGCCGAACAAGGAGATAATAACTTTTTACCGATCAAACTACCATGGTACGTTCACCCAGAGCGTGATCAGACTTGGAGAGATGCACAAGATGCTTTATTAGGAGATCCAAGACTTGCAGCACAGGAGTGTGATTGTTTATGGGGCCCGACTCTAGTCACTGTACAGGATATACAAACAGGAGAAG